GGCGGGTGCGGGCGCGTCGACCGGGAGATAGGCGCGGAGTCCTCGAGCGAGGTTAGCCCGATCTGCTAACCACGCGCCGATCCCTCCTTCGGGCTTTGCCGCTAACCGCGCCCAGGCCATCCGCGCGAAGTCGACCCCTTCAGGCTCAGTGATCCCCGCGGTCATGATCGCCCGCTCTTCGCTCCACTGGGTCTCGAGTCCCTTCAGACGCTCGATCTCTGCGGCCATAACTTCGGTGTTTCCCACCGCGCCTTGCAACGTAGCGACATCAGCCTGAGCCGCGGCCAACAGGTCGCGCGACTCCGCCAGCTGGGCCGCCAGCGCTTGACGCTTTGCTCGCTCTTTCTTCAACGCCTCCAGTGGCGGTTGATGCGCTGACGGCGCTGTTGATTCTTCTTCCATTGCTCTTCCTATGCGTCTGCGTCATTTGATACCGCAACGGCAAAAGATCCCGGCCCCAGAATTCTATCCGCGGACTCTGCCGAAAGATTGAAGAAGCTTTGAAGCATTGACGCTCCAGAGCTCCGCGGGATCTGGCCAGACAAGACCGCCACAACAATAGCCTGGGCCTGAGCGACCTGAGCACCGTTTAGCGCAGTGTTCTGCGCGGGCGCCGCGGCCACCGCAGGATCGGTAACTACGACCGCGTCTGCGCCTGCGTCTGCGTCTGCGGTGGGGGTTCCGCGCTCTGCGTCAATTGCTGCGAGCTCTGCTAGCGCCTGATCCTCTAGGGTCCCCGGGTGGAGATCCATGTAGGTCTGCAGCCGAGTCGCGAGTCCCCGATCGTAGAGCGCCAAGGAGTGCTCTCTCTTCGCTGTCAATTCCACCGAAGAGAGCGGGATCGGCGCATACGTCACAGAATACCCCGACTCGGGATAGCTCGAGCCGATCGCCCGATTGCGCAGGATCGCGGAGAGCGCAACCAGGCGCTGGTCGGCCAGCTGAAACGGCGCAGAGAATCGTCTTTGCTGCGCCCGTTTCTGTTCATTGTCGAGACTGATCGCATACCCTGAGCGCGGATCTCCGCTTCGGCGCTGTTGCGCCGGTGAGCCGATCCCCGCATCAGCGCTCATCCGCGCCGCGTAAGAGTCCACGGCGCTCAGTAACTTTTCAGGATCGCCACCTGGGGCGAACTGTCCCGCCTTAGCGGTGGTTGATCCGTCAACCGAACGCAGACGCAACAGGCTACCGGGATCGGTCACGATCTCCAGGGTGCGGCTCACCCCGTCTGCGTCCTGGACCTCCAGCCCTTCGATCTCCAAGTCGATCGAATAGCGCTGGGGCCAGCTACAGTCGCGCACCTGATGAAGCCAAAAGGAAAGCAACACAGAGTGGTTGATCGCGCCTTCAACGACCGTGATCCACTCATAAGGATCGAAGAGCCGATCCGTCATGGCTTCTGCGTGATGAACCACGTAAGGCAGGACCGGGATCCCCTCGCTAGTTCGGTAGGGATACCCGTCCGGCTGATCACCGTATAGGTCCCCGTCGAACGGGTCGATCCCCGCTCCCGCTTTTCGGATCTGGTAGACAGGTCGGTCGAGATCTTCGACGCTCAGGATATCCCAGCTCCAGTCCCGATCCCGCTGACGGAGCTCCGCGATAGTGTGCGGCTGGTCTGGTCGATCCACTGGAGCGACAGCGGTCACCCGATCGGGCGCCACTGCCCGATAGGTGAGCTCGCCCGCCCGATCGGTATCCGCGCGGATCAAGTATTCTCGACACCCGATCACCCGACTCTGATACCGCGACATCGAAGCCCAGAGCCCCGAGCGCTGGATCGCTCCCTTCGGGCCAATCAACCCTGCGGCCCGATCGGTCTCTTCGTGCCAGGTCCCCGGCGGGCGCTCATACAGGGTCGCCAGCTCGCGGCATAGGGTCCCGAAAAACATACCGCTCAGATCTGGCGGCCCTGTCATCTTTCGACGGACCGATCCAAGGTGCTGTTGTAGACGTTCCACCAGATCGGGCAGAAACGTCCCATCCAGTAAACGACGCCTGAGCCGGGTATGCCGCCAGCGACGGCTCTCCGCCGGATCTAGGGGCTCAGGCGGGTGCTCGACCCCGAGCCGGTATAGTGCACCATTCATAGCGCTAGACTAGCACGATCAGCCGAATTGAACCCGAGCGCCCGATCTACGCCGTGAAGAGTAGATCAGATCCCGCAGACCATACCGGATCGCGTCCATAGCGTGCGATTCTTCGGAGTTCGGCGCCATATCGTAGCCCAGGAAGGCACGGATACAGAAGTCCGCTCGATCGTGGACCTGCAGCCGGCCAGGCTGCAACATCAACTTATGGAGCCATGTACACCCGTATGACACCGATCCCGGCTGGTTACTCGCTCCACGTTTCGCGGGACGGATCGGGGGATCTAGACGGTGACGTCGGATCCCATGACTCTGCGCCCGCGGATGGCGCTCGAGCGCCGCGGTTAGGCGCTCATTCGACTTCTGAACAACCCGGCTCGATCCGTAGTGCTTGCGGTCCCCGTAGACAGCATCCAGCGACGACCAGCGCAGCCCGGAGCGCTCGAGCATAGCCAGGATCGCGTCTGCGTCCTGGCTATCGGTGGTGTCTCCTTCCCCGATCGCTTCATCCAGGATCCACACCCGTGGATCTCCACCGCGGCCGCCGGGCCATTCCACCGCGATCAGGATCGCGACCTGGGCATGGATCCGCAGACCGTGGTCCAGTCCCAGGTATAGGCTAGTGCGGCCCTTCGGGATCGCGGTGGTGACGTGGAGATCTTCGCGAAAAGCGGTGAAGATCGGCGCCTGGGCGGCCATCCGCCACTCTGCATCGCACACCACTGGGACTTCATGAGCTAAGGTCTGCGCCCGCTGGATCGCCACCCACTCCGCATCACAGGGAGTCCCGTCGTCCAGCACGATCGGCCGGTCCTGACCGACGGGGATCAGCTCTGACGGCTCGAGTCTGCGGTGGTGATCGCTGATCCCGAACCGGTGATCCTCTTCTACTTCGCGCTCGAGCCATCCTACGTTCTGGTTGATCGGGGTCATGGTCGCAATCAGCCGGCCATACTTCCCCGCCTTCAGGATCCTCTTGTGGACTTCCGCGAAGACTCGAGCGCTGGCCGGAGGTTCATCGAACCATGCATAGGTCAGGCTCGCAGAAGTCAACCCCGATCCGCCTTGACGGGAAGTCTTGATCCGGTAGCGGGACCAACCACCCGATCGGTGAAGCAGGCGGAAGCGCGGAGCCTTGACGCCCCAGCCTACTGCGTCATCCCACTTTGCCAGATCTTCGGGGTGCAGCAGTCGCTTTGGCAGGAGCTCGAAGATCTTACACTGGACTTCGAAAGACTGTTCCCAGGTCGTGCAAACGACCCATCCGCGGTGTGGAGTCGGGGAAAGCAGAGCGGGAGGACACCAAGGGTGAAGCCCGGTCCCATGCCCGATCAGGTCCATAGCACCCGCCCAGGTCTTTCCGATCGCCTGCTGTGGTCCTCGGAACAGGCGCACCTGCGCCGGATCCCGAAGAAAAGCATACTGGCCGGGTAGATGGCGCACCTGCAGCCAAGGATCAGCGTCTGCGGCGGTCACGATGTCGGCCCCCACCGCCAGCGCTGAAGCCCAGATCGTTAGACTCCCGCCAGCTGGGCCCTGGTCGCCAGCTGTTGCGCAGCACGGTTGATCATGGTCGTTACCTCTTCACGAGAATGCGGTAGCACGTACCGGGATCCGCCTGTGGTCACCAGGACGCAGGACGGCCCCAGCACCGTCTGCGGGTGATCTGCGATGTCTGAGACCGCGGCCAAGTTCAGCGCGAACTCGATCCCCTTGACGTCTCGAAGCACGACAAAGAAGACCCTCACGGCTTGACGAGCTCGAGCGCAGGGGGTCCACGGCGCTCCACACAGAGCGCGTAGATCTCGTCGATATGGTCCAGCGGCATCCTGCGGATCAACGCCAGGTGAGCCGCGCGGTTCTCCTCTTCAGTCATCGCGCTCGCTTCCGCTTCCGCCGCGGCGCTTTGCTTCCGGCGCTCTTCGCGCTCTGCGAGGAGTAGGTCCAACCGCGCGGCCAGGCGCGCTACCGCGGTCCAGCTGTGGTCCGCTTCCGCTCCCTTCAGGTGTTTCTGAGCGCGGGCGATCGATCGGTCCAGTCGTTGATCCACGGTGAGGCTGGATTCGTCTTCGTCTGCGGTGGGGTCGGGATCGGGCGCGTCCTTTTGTGGCGGCTGCGAAGCCCACCGCGACAGAGTGGCGATCGAGATCTGCGTGCGCCTGGATGCGCCGCGGATCCCCAGGTCGGGGATCAACGCCAGAGCTCGATCCCGATCGGCCTTGCTGTATCTGCGTCTTCGTGCCATGCCGCATTCTATCGCGGAACACAACGGAACACCGCGGCAGTGTTCCGCGCGCGCGGAAAAAGGCAGATTGTTCCGCGTGTTTCGTCATGGCGCGCGCGCGAGGATCGACAGGAACTTGACCCCCCCCCTAGGTGACCGGCGTCACACTACGTCGACCATGAGACCCCAGGTCGCCAGAGCCGCGGCCTCAGCGACGTGCTCTATCGCGCCCAGAGCGCCCAGGGCGGGGTAGCACTCCCGCGCCCAGTCCACCGCATAGGCCGCGGCTGCGGTCGCTCCACGCGGACATCCACGACCAAGTACCCGCGGGCGCCATTCAACCGCCAGCGGGCGATACACACCCAAGCTCGAGTCGTTGGAGACCAGGTGTAGCGACTCGAGCGGTCCCAGGATCTTCCCGGTGGCTTCAGCAAGCGTGTTCAGCGTGCGACCGCGCCCGAACAGACCCTCAGCGGTCAGGATCACCGGCTCGCCATGCGCGAGCAGACAACGCCGCACCCGGCGCCCGATCCGACCGATCGAGCAGACTTCGATCCCCTCGAGCAGATCTCCTCGCCAGAGCTCGCCCAGGATCCAGGCATGGCGGCCAGCGCGGATCTGCGTGCGACCCAAGCGACGCCAGGACCAAACCGCGCCCACCGCGCCCGAGTCCGCCAACAGCACCACCGCGCCTGCAGAAGCACCCGGATCGATCCCCACTGCCCACCGCGGAGAGCTCGAGCGCCCGATCCGACCCCCGATCCGACTGCTGTCCATCTTCTGTCCACTTTCTCCGACCATAACGCGATCTGGGCTTTGTCCGCCTTTAGCCTTCACTATGGCACCGCCTGTCCACCTTGACCACTTACTCTGTCCAGCTTACTGGACAGCCGATAAGCTAGCACCATAGCACCCTTTCGCCCGATCAACGGTCCAAAAACAACAAACCGGCCAGAAAAGATCAGCGTTCCTCTCTCCCTCCCTTCCTTGAGTTCCTCTCAGACTCTTTGTCCAGTAAGTACTAAACAAGGAGGACAATAGAGCATAGACCAGGATCAACCAGGATCGTAGCTGTCCACTTTAGGTGGACAGCTTACTGGACAGCACAAGGACAGATCGCCAGAGTCCAGGATCAACCAGGATCGTAGCTGTCCACTTTAGGTGGACAGGGCTTGCCCCCCCCCCGTCCGCAGACTCGTCTGCGGGTATGCAGAGAATCCTGCACGCCGCCTTGCGCCTCGCGCCGCCTTGCGTCCCCATCCGCAAAGTTTTCACCGTGAAAACTTTGCGATTCGCTTAATCATTCGGGATCGGGGACGATCTGAGTATGTCCTCCCGAGTCCTCATTGGCATCGGAGCGCTATTGTTGCTCGATGTCTCCCCGATCTCCGCCCTACTCTTCGCGCTCGCCGCAGA